GGAGCCTGCTGACGCTAAGTACGATGAAGAGCTTAGGTCTTATCGAGATAAAATGAAAGAGGCTGAAAGTGTCGAAGCTGAGAACCAAAAGAAAAGAGAATGGTTCAGCAAGAAGACTGATGAGCTTTTCAGTGACGAATTCAAAGGTTTTGAGTTCAATGTCAATGATGAGAAAATCACCTTCAAACCAGCGGATGCGGCAGAGCTTAAAAGCGCCAACCAATCTCCATTTAACTTCATTAACAAGTACATTGGAGAGGACGGGCTACTAAGTGATGCAGCAGGATACCATAGGTCACTTTCGATTGCAATGAACCCTGACAAGTTTGCCAAGTTCTTCTACGAGCAAGGTCAAGCAGCAGCGGTCGATGGCATGGCGAAGAAGTCCAAAAACATTGACATGGACACTCGCAGAGCGCCAGAGGTCACTAAGAAAGGGGGAATGCAAGTACGATCAGTAAGTCAAGACTCAGGTCGAGGCTTAAAGATCAGAAGTAAACGAACATAAACTTTTTAAAGAAAAACAAAAATGCCTTTAAACCCAACCCCAACATTTCAGTTGCAGCCAGCTCCAGAACGAGTGGCATTGGAGAGCAACTACATTACAAACTTTGACTTCTTGAACCAGTATCTCCCTGATACTTACGAGAAAGAATTCGAGCGTTACGGAAACCGAAGCGTTGCATCATTCCTACGTATGGTAGGTGCTGAGATGCCTTCTAACTCTGACCTTATCAAATGGGCAGAGCAAGGTCGTCTACACACTAAATACGTTGAGGTAGGTACTGCTGCATCAGCTGGTGACGACACCGCTGAATTTCAAGTAAACGACACCCTTTCTGGAGGTAACGACAGAGCAATTAGAGTTGGACAAACTGTCCTTATCTCTCAAAATGATGGGTCAGGAGTAAACAAAGGAGTTGTAACTATTGCTCCAGCCCCAACTTCAAGCGTATTCACGGTAGCTTTCTATGAGGGAGGTGGTCTTGTTACTTCTGGTACTGGTGCAGGAAACGCTGATGTTACCGTTATGATTTACGGTTCTGAGTTCGCAAAGGGAACCAACGGAATGGTTGGATCTCTTGAGGCTGAGGATGAAATCTTCGATAATAAGCCAATCATCATCAAGGACAGGTACGCTGTATCAGGTTCTGACATGGCTCAAATCGGATGGATTGAAGTAACTACCGAGAACGGAGCTTCTGGATACCTATGGTACTTGAAGTCTGAGCATGAGACTCGTCTACGTTTCGAGGACTACCTTGAGACAGCAATGATTGAGGCTGTTCCTGCTGAGGCTGGCTCTGGTGCTATTGGACTTGCAAGTCCTTTGACAGGTTCTGAAGGAGTTTTCCACGCTGTTGAGCAGAGAGGAAACGTATTCGGAGGTGGTAACCCAACTACCCTTGCTGAATTCGATGCAATCATCCAAAGACTTGACCGACAAGGTTCTATCGAGGAGAATGTTCTTTTCGTAAACCGTCAGTTCTCTTTCGACATTGACGATATGCTTGCTGCGCAGAACTCTTACGGAGCTGGCGGTACATCATACGGATTGTTCGACAACGATGAGCAGATGGCATTGAACCTTGGATTCTCAGGATTCAGAAGAGGTTACGACTTCTACAAGACTGACTGGAAATACTTGAACGACCCAACCATGCGTGGTGACCTTCCTTCTGGAGCGGTTAACGGTCTTCTTGTTCCTGCTGGTTCAACAACTGTTTACGACCAAGTTCTTGGAAAGAACGCTAAGCGTCCATTCCTACACGTTCGTTACAGAGCTTCAGAGACTGAAGACAGACGATACAAGACTTGGGTAACAGGTTCTGCTGGAAGCGCACGTAACTCTGACCTTGACGCTATGGAGGTTCACTTCCTATCTGAGAGAGCGGTTTGTACGCTTGGAGCGAACAACTTCGTTATCTTCGAGGACTAATACAACTTGAGGGGAGGGTGGTAACACCTTCCCCTTTATTTTTCTTAATCATAATCTAAATTCAAATGAAAACAAAAGAAGCACCACTGGTGGATAAACTTTACAAGCTAAGGAGAGATGTAGCTCCCCTATCCTACATACTTCCATCACGAAACAGTCACAGACACAATCTGATGTACTTTGATGGAACAACCAACAGAGCGTTGCGATACTCACCAAACCAAAAGTCCCCATTCGAGGATGAACAGGATAAGAACGTTATTCTTGAGCCGATTATCTTTGAGGATGGATTCTTGAAGGTTCCTAAGACAAACCCTGTACTACAGTGGTTCTTAGAGATTCACCCAGACAACGGAAAGAAGTTTGAGGTTGTTGACAACGAGAAAGATGCTGAGACAGATCTTGAGGTAATGAACTACGAGGTTGACGCTCTTATTGCAGCAAAACAACTTGGGCTAAATGACCTTGAGCGTATCGGTAGAGTAATACTTGGACGTGATGTTACCAAGATGAGTACAGCTGAACTGAAGCGTGATGTACTTGTTTACGCAAGAAGAAACCCAAAAGAGTTCTTGAACACATTGAACGACCCTATGACAAATATGTCGGCAACAGTGGCATTGATGTTTGATAAAGGACTTCTCGGGTACAGAGCAGGCAAGGATGTACACTTCAACCTTCCAAACAACAAGAAGCGAATGCTTACAGTTCCTTACGGTGAGGACAGAGACTACATTGTAGCCTCATACCTACAATCAGACGAGGGACTTGAGACGTTCAAGCTCCTTGAGCCTATGTTAGAAGATTGATTATCTTTGTGGCTTAACCCATAAACTTTTTTATCATGGCAAAATATTTAGAAATTACAACAGGAGCTGGAAAAGAATTGGTTCCGATTGGTGAAGGTTTGTTTGCAGAAAGAACTTCTGCTACAGCAATGAGACTCTACAGCGTTGGTGCTTTTGGGCATCACTTTGGATTGGTAACTGTAGGATCAACTTTCGCAATGGTTACAGCTATCAACGCTGCCTTGCAAAAAGCAGCTGAAACAAGCTGGCACAATTCTGTAGTACCAGTTGTTCTTCCTGATGGAGAAACTGTTACAAGTATTGCTGTTACAGTATTCAGCTAAGACTATCTTTTCCCCGACTAACCCCTTGGGTCACTGCTAACGCACACTCAAGGGGTTTTTTATATTCACTATCTTTGTGCTTATGGTCAGTATCAACGATGTAAGGGAAACGGTTCTTGCAATCTGCAATAAGAACAACTACGGATATATCTCACCAGATGATTTCAACCTATACGCCAAGCAGGCGCAGCTTGACATCTTCAATGAGTATATGAGTCAGTACAACTATTATGTAAACCTTGAGAACAACCACACCTCTGGTAGTGACTTGGCTGATCTTGCAGAAAGCGCAAGAGAGGAGATTGAGATGTTTATAAGCGGAACGACACTTGCTTTTAGCTCTACATCTGGTGTGTATTCAGTGTTTACAGCCCCATCAAATTGGTATCACATAAACACGATAACTTACGAGATTCAGGCAGATGTCTTTGTTGAGGTTGCAAAGGGAAGCAGGTTGGACGTCACGAGGCTTGTGAACTCAAACCTAACAGCTCCAACCCAAACATATCCAATGTATGTTATGGGGGAAAACAACTCTATTGCTATAGTTCCAAATAGTATAGGCAACACGGCAAACGTGGAGTGTGTGTACGTAAGATACCCAGTAGACCCATATTGGGGATATCAGAACCTTGTGAATGGAGAGCCTGTATTTGACCCATCAAGTCCTGATACTCAAGACTTTGAGGTTTCTGAAGAGGAAGAGTCTGTTCTGGTAAATAAAATACTTGAGAAGGCTGGACTGTCAATAAGAGAGCCAGAGATATACAAGACGGCAGCAGTAAACGATAATCAGCAACAATAATGGCATACCTAACAGGATATGAGTATTACGAGAATGGCGGTTTGCCGCCAGAAGATGCTAACTGGGGCAGCTATCAGTACGTTCCGTTGACTGACATTGTAAATAACTTCCTACTGATGTATCAAGGTAATCATGAGATTATCAATAACATCAATAGGTACAAGGTTCTGTTCCATGCGAAGAGAGCCATACAGGAGCTTAACTACGATGCGTTCAAGGAGATAAAGGCACTTGAGCTTAACGTATGTGACAACCTACGATTCGTACTTCCTCCAGACTACGTGAACTGGGTAAGGATATCGGTCTACAAGAATGGTGTACTGTTCCCATTATCTGAGAACATTCAGGTGAATGGAGCCAAGTCATATCTGCAGGCAAATGACTGTAGCATACTATTTGACCAAGCAGGTAACATTTTGGAGGCCAGTCAGTCGCAGCTTGACTTTGACAGGATAACAGGTACGCAGAAGAGTATCTACCTCAACCAGAACAGTATATACAACGGTTCTGAGGGGTATTGTATTGATGGATGCTGGTACTTTGACTTCCAAGTAGGGGCAAGGTTCGGTCTGAATACAGAGACAGCAAACGCAAACCCTACGTTTAGAATTGACAAGAAGGGTGGTGTCATCAACTTCAGCTCAGGAGTAGCTGGCGAGTTGGTCATCCTTGAGTATATCAGTGATGGTATGGAGGGAGGAGACGACAGCGTCATCTCTGTACACAAGTTTTTTGAGGAGTACATCTACGCATATATAGCTCATGAGATACTGAACAGCAGGTTTGGAATCCAAGAGTACATTGTGAATAGGTACAGAAAGAGAAAGAGTGCATTACTGAAGAATGCTAAAATCAGAATAAGTAATATCAATCCATCAAGGCTTCTAATGAATCTAAGAGGTCGGGACAAGCTGATTAAGTAACATGGCTAAAGAGCAGAAGACCTTCGTGGCTGGAAGGATGAACAAGAGTGTCGATGAGAGACTCTTACCTGAAGGCGAGTACGTTGACGGACAGAACATACGTCTTGGCTCCACAGAGCTAAGTGAGATAGGTGCTGTTGAGAACACGAAGGGAAACGTGCAGCTTACAACGCTACAGTATAAGGGCGTCAACCTGAGTAGTGATGCTGTATGTATCGGTGCTTTTGATGACTCAGCTGAGGAGACAATGTACTGGTTTGTACACGACCCAGCAAACACAACTGCAACTGGTGGTGTGGTTGACATGATTGTGTCGTTCAATACTCAGACACAGCAGCTTACCTATCATGTGATAACAACTGAGCTTCTCAACTTTAACCCAACGTACCTTGTAAATGGTGTTGACAAGATTGACGATTTACTTTTTTTTACGGACGACTACAACGAGCCGAGAAAGATAAATGTAACAAGGGGCTATCCAGAGCCTAACGCATCACATGTTGACCAAATTGTTGAGCTTGACATAAGCGTTATCAAGCCTCAGCCTGTAAATTCACCAACAATTGAGCTTGAAAATAACTCTGAAAAGAGTAATTACATTGAGGACACATTTGTAT